AGGATGGACACCCAAAATTTCTTTTAAGGAATTGGTTCATCGAATGGTAGATTACGATATAAAGGGGTGTCAAGCAAAATGGAAACAATTTACTTAAACAATAGACAAATCCAAGCTATTCTTTCAGTTCCAGAGTGCATTGGCGTTATAGAGGCCGTATTTCAAAATTTGCATCTGTCACAGATGCCTCCTAAGATTTATTTGGACATACCGGACGGCGACTTCAGGGCTATGCCAGCCATATTTGACAAAACCGCTGGTATAAAATGGTGTGGGGTTCAACTTGATACAACGAAACAAAAAAGAAAAATCAACATTTTTGCAAAGGTTTTAATCAATGACGTTGATAGTGGAGAACTATTAGCAATCATGGACGGAGAAGCCATAACGGCTATTAGAACCGCTGCTGTTACTGGCGTTGCAACAGACTATATAGCGAAAAAGGACGCCAAGACTGCGGCGTTTATCGGATGTGGAAATCAAACAAAATACCAAATTGAGGCCATTCTTGCGGTTAGAAATATTGAAAAGCTATACTTATTTGATTTGGACCCAAAAAGGTGTGAATATATTGGCAGTCAATTTGGTATAGAGTACGAAACTTTTAAAGACGTGGAAAGCTGTGTACGAGATGCTGATGTAATCACCACTCTTACACCTTCTCGAACTCCGTTCTTAAAGCACGCATTCCTTAAAGATGTTGTTCACATAAATGCTGTAGGGGCTGACGCCAAGGGAAAAAGAGAACTAGCTCCGTGTATACTAGACAATGTAGATGCGGTAATATTCGATAACTGGGAACAGTGTTCTCATTCTGGAGAAGTTCAATACAGACCAGAAAAGTTAGACCCTTATTCAAAATGTCACAAAAAGCAAGAATGGACAGACTTGGGAGATATCGTGCATTCTGGAAAAGATTTAAGCGGATATAATCAAACAGTGTTTGACGCCACGGGTCTGGCTGTAGAAGACGTTGCTACAGCAAGATACATTTATCAAAAGTCAATCACGTAATGAAGGAGTAAGAAATGAAGGACTCGTCTTGGATAATGCTTGTTTTATTGTTGGGGATTGTAAGTACGACTATTCAGAATTTTGTTATGATGGAAGAAGTTGTATCGTTGGAAAAGAAGATGGAAACCGCCCAGAAGGAATACGAGGGACATCTAGACGATGTGTATTTCTTGATGAAGAGCGATAGCGCAAGACTGTACACTATTATGGATACAGAGGTAAGAATTTTACATTATGCAAAACCTCACAAGCACCCAATGTGGGCCTGTCCTGAGTGCGCCGAGCAAAAACAAAGGGGCGAAAAAGATGATGTACACGGTAGAGATAAACATGAAGAAGGTGAAAAAGAAACTGATTGACAGCGGTGTTAAAACACATTTGAAGCCACTAGTTACAGTTTCTGTTAAAGCGTCTACGCCAGACGAAGCCTGTGCTAACGCTATAGATAAAGTTCTTAAGGAAATAAAAGAAAACAAAAGAACTACAAAGGTTATAGAGCTAGTCAAGGACATAAGGCACGAAATCTCCGTCGTCAAGGTGAGACGAAAATAAAATGGCTAGAGATTTTGGAGACCCCATATATAAGGAATGGCGTAAAAAGGTTTTGCGCAGAGATAGTTATAAGTGCCAAATGCCCGCCTGTAAAAGACGCGGGAGAAGGATGCAGGTTCACCATATACAGAAGTGGAGTTCAGCTTCTAGTTTACGTTACGACGCTTCTAATGGTATAACCCTGTGTTGGGACTGTCACAATGAGGTGAACGGAAAAGAAGAAATCTACGCAGGACTATTTTGTAGAATAGTAATCGAAAATGAAACAAGGCGCTCCTAAATATACTGTCATAAAAGACACCCGCGAAAAGGAGGGGTATTTCTTCAAGGAATACGACCGGTGTGAGGGTATGGTTGTAGAAACCATGAAGACCGGTGATTACACCCTGAAGGGCATGGAGGACACCCTCTGTATAGAACGCAAGGCCAGCACCGCAGAAATAGCGATGAACTTGGGCAAAAAAAAGAAGCCGTTTCAAGCCGAGATGGAAAGGATGCAGGATTTCAAATACGCATTTGTAGTATGTGAATTTTCACTTGATGATATAATTAACTTCCCAGAGAATTCGGGAATACCAAAGAAGCAACAAAAGCATGTGCGAGTGACCGGCAAATATATGCTGAAGGCTCTGATAGAATTTCAGCTTTGGTACAATACAAAGATTATATTCTGTGGAAGTAAATATAACGCATTTTTGATAACCAACAGCATATTTAAAAGGGTTAACGAACTCATACACAATGAATAACAAAATCAAAGATGCGTGGCTTGACATAGATGTAGACGAAACTAATCTGTTCAATCCCATGAGTGTTATAACCGACGAAGATTTCGATGAATTTCATCTCAGGCTAACTTGGCTTATGGGTCGCCCTGAGTACTTTTCGTTTATCTGCAAGCAGATTTTCAACATAGACCTACTCCCCGCACAGTCCTTAATGCTGCAAGAAATGTGGGGAAGAAAATTCCCCATGCTTATCGCATCTCGTGGTTTTGGAAAAAGCTTTATATTATCACTATACGCAATGATGCGGGCGCTGCTCATGCCCAAAAGAAAGATAGTGGTTGTGGGGGCAGCGTTCAGACAGTCTAAAGTTCTGTTTGAATATATGGATACTATCTGGAAAGGCGCCCCTATTCTTAGGGATATGGTTGGGTCCGATAGCGGGCCGAGACGTGACGTAGATATGTGCCGTATGATTCTGGGAGAAAGTACGGTTACATGCTTACCTTTAGGTGATGGCTCTAAGATTCGTGGACAGCGCGCAAACGATATCATCGCAGATGAATTCGCCTCCATCCCCCGTGAAATATTTGAAAACGTTGTTGCGGGTTTTGCTGCGGTGAGCGCATCTCCTGTTGAAAACGTAAAAATAATGGCCGCAAAAAAGAGGGCTATAGAACTTGGGGATATTGAAGCCAGCGATTTGGATGAGCGCGACCCTTCCTCAAACCAGATTATTATTTCTGGAACAGCCTATTATGATTTTAATCACTTTGCCGAATATTGGAAGAAGTGGAAAACTATTATCCAGAGCAAAGGTATTCCTAAGAGACTGGAGAAAGTCTTTGGGACACAAGAGATACCATCAGATTTTAACTGGAAAGATTACAGTATAATCAGAATCCCTTTTGAGCTTCTTCCAGAGGGGTTTATGGATGCTGGTCAGGTTGCTCGTTCTAGAGCCACCATACATTCTGGAATCTACCAAATGGAATATGGCGCCTGTTTTACAAGAGACAGTCAGGGCTTTTTTAAGAGGTCTCTGTTGGAGTCCTGTGTAGTTACTAAAGACAATTCAATCTCCCTTCCCAGTGGGGATGTGTTTTTTGAATCCATGCTGAGAGGAGACCCTACGGCACAGTACGTATATGGGGTTGACCCGGCATCTGAGGTTGATAATTTTAGTATTGTTGTCCTAGAACTTCATTTGGACCATCGAAGAATAGTTCACTGTTGGACAACGAATAGGGGCGAGCACAAAGAGAAGGTCAAGTCTGGAATAATTTCGGAGACAGACTTCTATGCTTATTGTGCTAGAAAAATACGCGACCTTATGAAAGTATTTCCGTGCCGACAAATAGCCATGGATGCTCAAGGTGGGGGTATCGCGGTTATGGAATCCCTACATGATAATGATAAAGTCAAAGAAGGGGAATATCCAATATGGCCAATCATTGAAGAAGACAAAGAAAAAGATACAGATGGATACCCCGGTTTGCATATATTGGAAATGTGTCAATTCGCAAAGTCCGACTGGCTGGGTGAAGCCAACCACGGCCTGAGAAAAGACTTCGAAGACAGGATATTAATCTTCCCATTCTTCGATGCCGTTAGTCTTGGTTTGTCTGTAGCAGACGACAAGATGAAGAAGCGCTTGCACGATACGCTGGAGGACTGCGTTATGGAGATTGAAGAGTTAAAGAACGAGCTTTCTATGATTGAGATGTCGCAAACTCCTGCCGGTCGAGATAAGTGGGATACCCCGGAAGTAAAGACGGCTGGGGGAAAGAAGGGGCGATTAAGAAAAGACCGGTACAGCGCTTTATTGATGGCAAACATGGCGGCAAGAACCATACAAAGAACCCCGGTTCCGCCCACCTACAACACAATAGGGGGGTTTGTGGGTGACCAGCAAGAAAAGCTGGAGGGGCCTATGTATATGGGGCCTCAGTGGTTTACAGAACAAATGAAGGATATCTACTGATTTGGTGTATGATTCAGTAGAATTCTAATCCAACTCCATTGCCATTAAGGAACACCATGGCTGAAGAAAAACAAAATCACCCCGGTTTTATCACATGGACTGATGATTCTAGCAAGCAGGATGCTTTTGATTCGGCTTCTGAAGGCATAGAGCTATACGAAGGCATTCAGAGGACTTCTGCTTTTAGTTATCGTTCATTTTTAGATATTGAAACCAACAGGTCTGTCAGGACCGGGATGAACAGGGGGGATTACGACCGATTCAGAAGTGAAGAATCCGTTCCCAAGAAACAAAAAGACATCATGCGCATGTGTATGGATGCGTATAGCAAAGTTGGAATTATAAGAAACGTTATCGACCTCATGGGTGATTTCTCAAGTCAGGGTGTTACGGTAGTCCATCCCAACAAGAAGATTGAAGCCTTCTATAGAAAGTGGTTCACGAAAGTCGGTGGGCCAGAACGTTCTGAAAGATTTCTGAACATGCTCTATAGATGCGGAAACGTTGTTGTCAAGAGGCGCACCGCAAAGATTAGCAAGAGAATTGAAGACGATTTTAGAAAGTCTAAGTCCGCTGACATGGATATTGAGCTTCTGTCTGTTAAGAAGCGAGAAATTCCTTGGAAATATGATTTTCTGAATCCATTGTCGGTTGAGGTTATCGGGGGCCAGCTTGCTGTATTTGCTGGGGAACCTGAATATGCTCTTAGGATTTCTACATCCCTGAGAAACATGTACAAAAAGAATCAGTCTGTAGTATCTAATATGCCCTTGGATTTGGCTAGCCAGATGGGAAAGGGTCTTGAGTTAATACCACTCGACAAAGATAAGCTAAGAGTTTTTCATTACAAGAAGGATGACTGGAGCATTTGGGCAAGCCCAATGATTTATGCCATACTAGATGACATTATCATGCTAGAGAAAATGAAGCTCGCTGATATTGCTGCTCTAGATGGAGCCATTTCCAATATCCGCCTTTGGAAGCTGGGTGACCTCGACAATAAGATTCTCCCCACGAAGTCTGCTATCAACAAGCTTCGCAACATCTTGGCGAGCAATGTTGGTGGTGGCACAATGGACTTGGTGTGGGGGCCAGAACTAGATTTTAAGGAATCCAATTCTCAGGTATACAAGTTCTTGGGTTCAGAAAAATATGACCCGGTGTTGAACAGCATTTATGCCGGTCTGGGAGTTCCTCCAACCTTGACGGGACTTGCCAACAACGGTGGAGGATTTACAAACAACTTCATCTCTCTTAAAACTTTGGTTGAGAGACTGGAGTATGGGCGCACGCTTCTCGTGAATTTCTGGCAAGAGGAAATTGAGCGAGTACAAAAGGCTATGGGATTTAGATTCCCGGCCAAGGTTCACTTTGACCAGATGGTTCTCTCTGATGAAGCCGCTGAAAAGAATCTCTTGATACAGTTAGTAGATAGAGATTTGATTAGTGGTGAAACCGTGCAAGAACGCTTCGGTGAAATTCCAGAGATTGAAAGAATCAGAATTAACCGAGAGCATCAGGGCAGAAATCGAGAGAAGACTCCTCCGAAGGCTGGCCCTTATCACAATCCGCAGCACAGACAGGACTTGGAAAAGATTGCTCTTACAAAGGACGCCTTGTCTCCTCATGAGCTTGGCCTTAAGCCTTCTGATGAAAGCGGTTCCCATCCTCTCACAAACCCGGATGACAGGCCGAAATTCGATGAAGAGGAAGAATTTAAGAAGATGGAGCGAAAACAAACCATTATGAAGCCTCCTCAAGATAAGTTTAAACCTACTGGTAGGCCGGAAGATGGAAGGCCCAAAAACTCAAAGGACGGGACTAAGAGAAAGCAGAAGGTTGTGAAAACTAGACAGGCTGCTTCTGACCTAGCAAATCTGATGTTGTGGGCGGCTTCGGCACAAAAAAGTGTATCAGATATTCTGAATCCTGCATTGCTGCACAATTATGGTAAATCCAATCTTAGGGGTCTTACAAAAGCCGAGATGGATGAACTAGAGTATATCAAGCTTGGTGTTTTGTCCAACATTAAACCCTACAGCGAGGTAGACGCAGCCTCGGTTGTGGCAATATTAGACGCCGCGACATCTGCTGATAGGGACATGCTTGAGATTTATAAGCAGTTAACGGCGGATTTTGCTGTCGCTAATGACCGCCATCCTACGCTTGAAGAGAAGCGTTATCTTCAATCTTCCGCCTATGGACTAAAGTTCAGCGAGGTGTAAAATACCATTAAATACAAAAATTTCAAATTATGGTGTATACTCAGTTGAGGTTTTCCTATGACAATAAAAGCATACGCAGCAGAAATAAATGATGGCTTAGCTGACGCTATCCTAGATAACGTCAGTATAGCTTATCAATCGGTCGCTCAACCATACGAACCAGCACAGGCTGATATTGAGCGAGCCGAATTTTTGGCCAAAGCTAACAGCAATCCAGACCAGTTTGACCTTTATTATCTTAACTCGGTACTAGTTTCTACGGGTTGGAATAGAAACGATGACGTATTCGATTATAAAGAGACGTGGTCCGCTAGGAATACTCCAGAGGATAAGCCCTTTAATTATATGCACGATGAAGCAGATATTATCGGTCACATCACTGGCAACTGTGTTGTAAGCGACGGCAAGATTATGGCGGCTAACCTGCAAGAGCCTCCTAAGAAATTTGACATCATAACCAGCGCGGTTCTTTATAAGGGTTGGTCCGATGAGGAAAGAGCCGAGCGTACCAGCAAGCTTATCTCTGAGATTGAGCAGGGCAAGTGGTTTGTGTCGATGGAGTGCCTATTTGCAGGATTTGATTACGCTGTTGTTTCGCCAGAGGGTGAGCATAACACCATAACCAGAGACGAGGCTTCAGCTTGGCTTACCAAGCACCTAAGAAGCTACGGTGGCGACGGTGAATATGAAGGTTATAAACTTGGAAGACTACTAAGGAACGTTTCTTTTTCGGGTAAGGGATTGGTGAGTAAGCCAGCAAACCCCGCTAGCATCATTTTAAAGAATGATGTGAATCCTTTTGAAAGCAAAGCATCATACTCAATTCAAGAATCTAGTATATGGGAGAAGAATAACATGGCTAACGATAATTTGCTAGAACAGCAAGTCGAAGAGCTTAAGTCCCAGCTAGCCAACGCCCGAGAAGAGGCAGAGGCTGCTAAGGATGAGATTTCTCGTCAGAAAGACGAAGAAATTAAGGCTCAGGTCGATGCTCTAGAAGCTTCTATCTCTGAAAAGGATGAAGCTGCTAAGGCTGCTGCCGAAGAGCTAAAGACTGTTCAAGAGACTATTGCTGCGCTAGAAGAAAAGCTAGCTACAAAAGACGCTGAGCTTACTGAAGCTCTAGAGAAGATTTCAGCCCATGAGGCTGAAGTTAAGGTAATGGCTCGTAAGACCGCTCTGGTTCAGGCCGGTCTTGAAGGTGAAGCTATTGACGCTGCTCTAGAGAAGTTTGCTGAAGCAAGCGACGAAATGTTTACAGAAATCGTTCAGCTTATCGCTTCTAAGGATGTCGAGGTCGAAGCAGAGACTCAGGTCGATGAAGCTGAAGCCCTTGATTCTGAAGATGCAGAAGCCGAAGATACTGAAGACGCCGATGAGGCTGAAGCCGAAGCTGATGCCGAGGTTCTAGAGGATGTCGAAGAGTCCGTTGAGGCTGCTTTGACTGACGACACTGACGCTGATTCAGTTCAAGACGCAAGAATGGCTGCAAGCGCGTGGCTAAAAAATAGCGTCTTGAAGACTACCGCATCGTTGGTTGATGACGAGAACTAAATGAGACCTCTGCTGGCGCAAGGCTAAGTCTCATAACGTACTTTAAAAAACGGAGATATAACAATGGCTTTAAAAGCTGATAGACACGAACTTCAAACTGACATTTCTTTCTTCATGAATGAAGTCGCCACTCGTGGCGGTATTGCAATTTTGTCAACTGGCGGTTCAGGTGCTGCTATGGACCAAAGCAACGCTTTGGTAACCTACTCCGCATCACCAACGACTGCTGCTTTGGCAATTTCCGGTATTGTTCCGGTTGGCTTGCTGCTTAACGATATGGTAAACCTTGACCTTACTCGTCAGCACATTAACTGGCATAAGGATGAGGTCCAAAAGGGCGGCAAGGTTACTCTTCTTAGGAAGGGTTGGGTTGTTTCCGACAAGATTTATCCCGGTCATAGTCCTGCCGCTGGAGGCTTGGCCTATGTGGCTCATAGTGGTTTGATTGCTACAAGCAACCTCGCTACTGACCAAGACGACACCGTAGGCGCTGGCCGCGTTGTTGGTCGATTCTTGTCCAAGAAGGATGAAGACGGTTATGTGAAGGTAGAGATTAGCCTTCCGAATAACAACGTTCCTTCTGCCTAAGACTGTTTAACCTATAAGAATGGAGAATAAATAATGGCAAGTTTTATGCAAAGACCAGATGAGCAGTTTATTGAATTGCTCAAGCGTTCTGGTAGTTCCGAGAAGAATGAAGCTCTTGCTGCTCAGCGCGAGTTAGCCAAGGCTCTTGAGCTTCCTCTTCGTCAAGGTGTTTTGGTTGGTGATATTGTGACTGGCATTTTTGAAGCCATTCCGATGGAACCGGGCACAACTTCAGAGTTCCCACTAGACCTCTTGGCCCCCGGTGAAGAAGACGAATTCGTCGCCTACACCAACCCCGGCCATGGTCGTATTCCCGAGCGTCATGTTGAGGGCGACTACGTGATGGTCCCCACTTATAGCATTTCCAGTTCAATCGATTACCTCCTTCGCTATGCGCGAGAGGCTCGTTGGGATGTTGTGGGTCGTGCCGCTCAGGTACTTGAAGCTTCATTCGTCAAGAAGATTAACGACGACGGTTGGCACACTGTTCTAAGTGCTGGCGTTGACCGTAACATCTTGGTTTATGACAGTGACGCTTCAGCCGGTCAGTTCACCAAGCGCCTTGTTAGCTTGATGAAGACCGTCATGCGACGTAACGGTGGTGGTAACACCGCGTCACTCAACCGTGGTCGTTTGTCAGACGTTTTCCTTAGCCCCGAAGCTTTGGAAGATATCCGCAACTGGCAGGTTGACCAGATTGACGAAATTACCCGTCGTGAGATTTATGTCGCGGCTGATGGTGGTGGTGTCCTTACTCGTATCTTTGGCGTGAATCTTCACGACATCGATGAACTCGGTGAAGGTCAGGAATACCAGACCTTCTTTACCGACGAGCTAAGCGGTGCTCTTGAGTCATCTGGCTCTGATGTCGAACTAGTTGTTGGTCTGGACCTCCAGAGCAACGATAGTTTCATCATGCCGATGAAGCAAGAAGTACAGGTCTTCGAAGACGACTCGCTCCACCGTCACCAGCGCGCTGGCTGGTATGGATGGGCCGAACTCGGCTTCGCAGTGCTTGATAACCGTCGAGTTCTGCTAGGCTCATTCTAAGCTATATACTAGCTGGCCTTAAAGGGAAAACCGTCCTATTAACATAGGGCGGTTTTTTCTTTATGGTGTATATTAGATTAGAAATTGGCCCTTTGTCACCCTAAAAGGATGCTGAAATGGCTCTAGTTATAGCCGATAGGGTTAAGGAGACTACTACCACAACCGGCACTGGCACAATGAATTTGGCTGGTGCTGTAGCGGCATTCCAAACCTTTGTTGCTGGTATTGGCACTGGGAATACCTGTTATTATGCCATAACCAGCGGGAACAACTGGGAAATAGGTCTTGGAACGGTTACCGACGCTTCTCCTGACACTCTTTCTAGAACAACAATATTATCTAGCAGCAATAGCGATTCTGCTATTACTCTTAGTGGTACTTCCACAGTATTTTCTACATACCCTGCCGACAAGGCCGTATTTCTGGATGCGAACGGCGCCACTGAAATTACTCTTTCTAAGGCTCCAGTAATTCCCTACACCACAATTACTGGTGATACAACAGTAACGGACGCTAACGTAGTTGTTTTCGCTAACGCTACCAGCGGAGCGATAGACGTAACCATGTACACCGCCGATTCAAATGGCGGAAGAACTTTAACCGTTAAAAAAACTGATAGCAGTGCTAATGCTGTAAGTATTCTCAGAGC